GCACGGCGGCTGGATTTTCACCGACGAAATCGTCGTCAATGCCATTTCAAGTATAATCCGCAAAACGAAATGTTTCGGAAAAATAAAACGAAGCGTTCCGTTTCGTAAAACGAAATGTTCCTTTTTCGGGTTCCCTCCCTACAACGAAAAACGCCTCAGATTGCTCTGGGGCGTTTCCGTTTAATGTCCAGTCACTTCAGGTGTTCAAGTCAAACTTCACATCCTCGTCGCCGTCGAGCAACTGGCGCGTGCGCTCGATATTGTTTTCGTAGATGTGGACGTTGCCGAGATTCAGCGTTATCGACTTCAACGGCAGGTCTATCTGGCGAGCCATCAAATAGAGATGGTAGATGTCTGCTGGCAGGCCGAGGTTTGCGTCGCTGCTGCGCTGATAGGCTGACAGGACGAGTTCGCCGTCGTCTATCTGGAACTGCACGAGGCTCAGGCAGGGGGCTTGGTTGCTTTCCGCGCCGGTCTCGCCGAGGAACAGCACGTAGTTCTTTGAGTTGCGCTTCTCTCGATTGATTTTCGCAATGAGTGGCGGCAACTTCTCGAAATAGGTCGGGTAACTGTTCACGAGGACGCTGCCGCAATAGTCCCACCAGTTGATGCCGACGTCGCGGTATTTCTCGACCTGACGCTCGCCCTGCATAAATAGTTGGAGTTCGTTTTTCAGTTTTTTCCGTGCTATGCCGTGGCTCTCGAATATGTCGAGCAGGTCGGCAGGGGTGAGCGAGAGTTGTTCGTTGAGGAGGTAGCGGATGCTGCCTTTTTTGTTGGTCTGGGTCTTTCCGTGTTCCAGTACCCGACCGAGAATCTGATAGTATTTGTTCATTGTTCTAACGGTGTTAAAATGTTGTTTTAATGGGTTGTGAATAGCATCATATCGGTGTATGAAGCGGTGTGGTTGAGTGTGGCGTTGAACTCGCGCCGCTGGCAGTCGCGGAAGGGGTTGCCGAGGCTCTTGTGGCGGCCCAGCCAGTCGCACAGTTCGAGGATTGCCGACTTGTTGGAAGTGAAATAAATGAAGCGGTGCCCGGCAAGGACGGTGAGCACATCGAGATAATCGGACAGTCGCCAGTACATCTTGTAGGTCTTCGCGTCGGTGCTCAGGTAGGGCGGATCGACGAGGAACACCACGCCGGGCACGTGTTTGTACTGCTCAAAGACTTCGCGATAATCTGCCGACACAATGGTGAGGCCGTCGAGATAGTCCGGGCAGGGCGGATAGTCTGCCGTCCTGATGTTGTTGTACATCGTTTCCTTTGCCAGTTCCTCGTGGTTGAGCCTGTATTTCATCGAGAACAGGACGGACGACGAGAGGGTGATGTAGTCGATGTAGCCGTGCTTTTGCTCATACTGCCGGATGCAGTCCAGCACGCGCTCTTTTTCCGGCGGCGGAATAAGCTTGTGGCGCGGCACGTGCTGCACGATTCGTCGCAGGTCGGCCAGCAGCGCGTTTGTCACGGGCATTGCCGCGAGGCGTTGGCGGTAGCCGTCGAAGTCGTTATACACTACGGTCGATTTCGGCTTCTGGCATTTAGCGATGTGCGAGAGCAGGCCAGAACCGCCGAACAGGTCCACGAAGGTTGTCCCGTCAGGGAATTGTTGGAGCACCTTGATGTACTCCTTGGCGAACATCCGCTTCTGTCCCTGAAATGGAAGCGGTGCCGAGAGATACTGTTTCCTCATAGATTTTTGAGTTTTACCTGTTAATTATTGTGCTAAAAATAGCGTTGTTTCAAAAAAAAGTTGTACTTTTGCATCGTCCTACTTTTTGATTCCGCATAAAAATAGCGTATCATAGCAACGAAGGCTCTATGCCCCCAGTCGTGCTGTGATACGCATTTATGTTTTTTAGAAAGTAGGACGTCTAATGAACAGGCTGGGGGCTATTTTTTTGCCCGCCCCCGAGGGCATTGTCACAGCGTCATTGCTGCCCCGGCGATTGCTCCGAGCACATCGGCCAGCAGGTCGTCGCGCGACAGGCGGTTGCCTTCCTGACGGTCGTCGCGCAGTTCTTTCGCCACACCGACGAGCACGGCGATAGCCGCACCTATGCCGACGGCCATCAGTCTGTGTTTCAACCCGACGGACATCGCCGCGCAGGCCACACGCGCCACCGTCCACGCCACCAACAGGCTCACCGTGAAGTGCAGCAGGTGGTCCATGGGGATTTTCTTGAGTTGTTCGATTAGTTGTTTCATCGTAACCAAATTTTTGGGGTTAATTCACGCATATTTCCACGCCAATCTTCTGCGTCCACGAGTCGGCCTGATTGGTATTGGGCGACGACTGGCTGACGGTGAGGTTCACCAGTGCGGCACCGAGCATTACTTCAGTCACGGCGTTGTTGCCGCCCAGCGGAATGTAGCAAGCCGAACTCCGACTTCGCAATGCAGATGCAACACCCTGCTCATAGCCGCCGGAAATTTTCTTCACGTTGATGCCGAATGTCATTGGCACAAACTCCGAGGGGTTTTCCACGAGCCACGTCAGCACCTTTCGCTCGTTGCCGAGGTCGAGGATTTGCGAGCGCAGCTGGAGTGTCTGTCCTGGCAACAGCAGGATGAAGCGTGCCTTGTGCCCATTGCACGACATCGTTCCGCCGTCGCCCGTCGCATGTGTATCACCCTCACCATAGCCTGCCGAATAGGGGTTGTTTTGGACAATGTTCCAGTGTGCCAGCAGCCGTGCGTCGGCACACACCACGACGGCGTGTTTGAGCAACTCTTCGACGGATTGCCGGTTCGTGTTGCCGTCGGGGTCATTCCCCCAATTTCCCCATCGTTCAATGTCTTTCCAGTTGGCTCTTTTCGGGTCGTGTTCGTTGGCGATGGTCAGTCGCGTTCCGTTTCTGCGCCATTGCACGACGCGACGCTCACAGTCGGACACTTGTACAGGGGTATATCCTGTGTTGATTGACTGCGGCAGGATGTTGAAACTGCCGAAAAGCGGGTCGGTCACGGGAACGTCTGTCTTGAAGTTGCCCGTCGGCAAATTTTCACTGCTCCAGTTCTGAAACGCCGAGTCATAGAACGGCAGCACCACCACGTGGTGGGAACTCTGATAAAGGTTTTGTCTGTCGTACTCGCCCATTTTCACTTGCACCGACTTCACCACTTCATCGGCACTCGCCACACCGACGCCCATATTCACGACCGTCGGGAGGTACGGATTCCGCCCGACAATCCTCACATTCTCCGTCGTGAGGCCTTGCAGGTCGAGGTCGCCGTTGATTTTCACGCGTTCGCCGTCGAACTCCACGCCGTCCTCGTAGAGAGTCATTCCGCTACGCTTCTCTCCATCACGATATACACCGAGTTCCATCCTGTCGGAAAGCTGCTTGAACTGTGTCTGCATCAACGCCGTGTTTTCCTCGCCCCTGCGCCACTCCGTCGCCGTGTCGCCCTCCTCAAGCTGCGGACGCGCTATCCACATACGTTGCGGAGCAGAACCATAATCGTAGCCGAGCATCACGCGGAAGGCATAGCCCTCGGGATCGGGTTCGGCAGCTCCTTCCCCTGCCGTGAAGGTGATGCTGTATCGCTGCCAGTCGGTTGTGAGAGGAATGGTTGGCCCGACATTCACCTGATGTGCCATCGATGCACTGCCGTTATGCACATTATATATATGAATGATGGCACCAGGATAGTACGGACCGCCACTCCACATCGGACTACGCGCAGCATAGAAGCTAAGCGTGTAGGTGTGGCCGTGCTTCAGCACCTTTTCCCATTTGCCTCCAGTCAATACGCTGCTGTCCTGCAAGATTCCCTGATATTGGTAATTGCTGATGAGCCACAGGTACTGCCAATCACCAGTTCCTCCGTCGATGAAGTCGCGCGACATTGCATTGCCGCTGTCATTCCATGTTTCCCACTTTTTGGGTAAGCCGCTATCATCGACATCCATAAATTCCGTGTTGAGCAGCAGGTTGCGCGATACGGGAAGCGACGAGACAACACCCCGAATACCGTCCAATCCCACTTCGAGCGTCGATAGAAGTCCTGCGAGACCCTCGCCGCCTGACTCTGCGTAGAAGTCGCCGTAGAACTTGCTGCCGAAGGCATCGATGTAGGTCTTGCGGTGGCTCGACAGGTCGAAGTCGTCGATGCCCTGATAGAAGGCGAGGAATGGGGCTTTTAGGCCGTCGTCGTACGACGAGTAGGCACTGACATAGACTGCCGACTGGAGTCGGCGGGCATCCTCTGTGAGTTTGCCGCCTACGTAGTCCGATGCTTTCGGGCGGTAGCCCAGCATCGCGATTTCGTCGCCGACGGCCACGTTGTAGATGTCGTCCTTCCAGAGTCGACGTTTTTCGTCGCTGGTGGAGTTGTCCACGGCGTCGGCGGTCGCGCCGCAGTAGAGGTCGATGTAGTGCCAGTCGGTCACTTCGTAGGGGTTCGGCGGCACGGCGTTGGTGTCGGGGAGTGCGGCCTTTGCTTTCACATATTCGGGGTTGGTGCTGTCCCACGTCGGCGTTGTATTCTTCTCTGTGTCGCACCAAGCCACCACGGCCCAGAACTGGTGGTTCGACACGTTGTCGTATTGTCCCGGGGCCGTTACTGCATTGAAGTTCATGCAGACGGCCTGCATACCCTGCACCCACTTGCTTTGCGTGGCCTTCGTGCCGTCTGTCGCCCGCCACCACAGCCTGCGCCTGTGTCCTCCGTCGTACTCGAAGCGCGTCACCGCCTCTACCGAGAAACCATCGGCGGCCGTGTAGAGCTGCGCACCGCCTGCGGCGCGAAGCTCGTCGATGATGAGCTTGAAGAACTCGGCGATGCCCGTCACTTTCAGATTCTGCGTCGTCACCGTGCCTTTTACGTCCACATCTCTGGAAAAACGACCATCGACTCCACAGATGTTGTTGTCGGCAACAACATCGCCACCAGAATGGATGCCTCCTTCTGCATAGAGGTCTCCGTCGAACTCTGCCGATCCAGTGCCATAGAGGTTGCTTTCGATGTTCACCGTGCCGTTCTCTCCCTTGATATAGGCCGAGACAGTCAGCACGTCGGTCCATAGGTTCTTGAACCACGACTTGACTTTCTCAACTCCGTTTTCCGTCACCTTCTTGACGTAGCCCCACGTCTCCGTAGGGCCGATGCCGATGCCGGCGAGGAACTGGATGAATCCCTCGGCCGTGTCGTTGTTTTTCTTCGAGAGGAAGTTCCCGTTGGCGTAGTTCTTGGCGGCGGCCAGGGTTTCCGCATCCTTGTTGTCTATCTGCTGCCAAACCTCGTCTGTGAGCTGCTCGGCCATATCGGCCCTTGTGGCGCGAGCGGCTGTCTCGGCGTGGCCTGCCTGCGATGCGTAGCCGGCTTTCTCGGAATAGTCCGACGAGCCGGCCGACGGCGCGGCAAACCCCGAGCCTGTGCCGCTGCCGGACGTGTTGCCCGACTTCGGCTTCCTGATTTTCTTGACGTGTATCATCTTATTGCTGTCGATTAAATGTTATGAATCAAATTTCGCGCATCACCAACCTCGCCGTCCCTGCGCCGATGTCGCGCGAGATGTTCACCACGTGGAACACGCGCCCGGGCAGTGCTGGGTGGCGGTAGCGAAGCCATTGCCCCGCGTTGTCGCCGTCGGTCAGCGTCTCCTCGAGCACCACTTTCGGCTCGTGGCAGCGCGTGTAGTAGTCATCGACGTAGAGTTCCTCGGCCTTCCTCTCCTGTCCGCGCACCGCGTCGAAGATTTGCAGCACGCCGAGACCCGAGTCCATCACCATCGGTGTGCTCAGCGCAGCCTCGGTCGAAACGCCCAGGTCTCGTGCATCGGCGGCGGTCAGCGCAGAGGTCAACTTGAACGAAAGGTCGTCTTTCTTGTTGATGAAGCCCTCGTCGGTGTCGCTCATATAGACGAGGTCGTCGGCGTTGCCGCCGCCAACCAGTCCGTTGTCGGTGTAAACTTTTATCTCGAAACTCTTGATGATGATGTTTTTCACTTCTTTCATAATGAGCTTATCCTCGACTTGATACGACTCACTTCTCCAGAATGACGCGTGTTTGCGTGTCCACTGTTTCCACAACACGTTTACCGGACCGAGAATCTTGAACTGCACCTTGCCGCTCACGCGGTCGCCACTCTTGACGGGGATGGCGATGCCCTCGGCGTCGAGCCCGAGCGTGTAGTCGATGTTGTTTTGCAGCGAATATTCTTGCCCCACCAAGTAGTCGTCAATCTTCGGGTTGAAGCCGATGAAGAAGCACTGGCGGTAATACTCGTCGTCGCTCGAGCAGGCGGAACGCTCCTTGTAGGTGCGCCACTCAAAGTCGCCAATCTGCCCTTGATTACCCTTCTCTACCACACATTTGTCACCCACTACGAGCATACACGCCAGAACACTCACTTTCGATACCATGTCGTCTTCGTTTCCGGGGCCACTGTAGCCATAGGGGAACTGCTGTCGTCCATCGCCCAAGTCGGGATACCAGTTTTCTTGGGCGATAGAGAATGAAAGCTTCCCCGATTCTGTGTCGCGCTCCACGGGTTGGCGAGGACTTTCCGCCTTCCAGTAATGGAATCTGCGATAGCAGGTATTGTCGCTGCGGCTATAGACGTAGGAATAATTATCGGAACTCTGTTCTATGATTGGGTTTAGCAGGATTTTCCCCGACAGCACGATGTAGTTCGTCGTATCCTCGTCGGCGGGGCTTAACACGCCGCCGCCCACCTGCCCCGTGTATTCCGCGATGGGCATCGCCGCAAGCAGACGATTATCGTCCGTCTCGCCGTTCACGGCTATTGTCAGAATTTCCTCCATCGACACTTTCGAGATGAGAGAGTTGTCGGAACCGGAACTCTTTTTCTCTATCTTTCCGACGCGTAGCAGAGCTGCTCCAAGATTTTTATAAAGAAGTCTATATCCGAGAAAATTCAAAAGATTCTGCTGGTTTTCTCCTTTGGAGCAGAAATGTGACACAATGTTGGAAATTTTTTCGGTTCCCAAACCGTTGAATTGCCAGCGTGGGTGGTTCATCACCTGAACAAACCAGTCGGTCTCTTTAGCCGCTTCGTAGGTAGTCGATTGTCCATTTAGCATTGCCACGAACGCTTCACGGGCTGTGTCACCATCGCCTCCAGAATAGAGTTCGGTCATATACTTCTGGTAATTGGTGTACGGACTCACCAGCGCGTCGCCGTCGAGCGGACTTTCAACCAAGTCGCCGGTGGCCTTCACCTCGGCGGTCAGTTCCAGGCGGTTATATACCTCGCCCACGCTCACCTGCGTCGAGCAGTCCTCGGCCATCGGCAGGCTGATGTCGATGATGCGACACGAGGACGTCTTCGACGAGGGGATGGGCGACGGGCTCAACTCGCCCCACGCGATGCTGCCGCTGCCGGCTGTCACCGAGGCCCACGAGAAAATGTAGAACTCCTCGCCCTCCTGCCGGATGTGCAGGTTCAGGTAGCGCAGCATCTCCTCAAGGACGGCCTGCCACGTCCACACGTCGTCTTCCTCGTCGCCGAGGAACAGCAGTTCCGACACGCCGAGCTCGGCGAACACGCCATAGGGTGAACCGTCGCGCGAGCTTCTCACCGAGCCGTCGTACCAGATGACGGCACCGTCGCCCAGACAGCTCTTCAGCAGCGAGAGCATCGACACGTTCTGCGCGCCGGAGCGCAGCGCGGCATAGTTTACGCCAGAACTCCCCACGTCGCCGTACAAACGGTATTCCAACGCCGTAAGAACATCGATGCAATGCAGTTCCAACAGTTCCTCTACGTCGTTGAACGGCTGGCTGTACGACTGCGGCTCGACATAGCCCGAGAAAACACACCGCCCATCGACGCTGATTGTCACGGGGACGTCGCGGCAGTCCGTGGCGAAGAACTGCCCCTGGAAGTCGCGCACCAGCAGCCGCACCGTGGCCGTCTGGCGAAGCAGCACGTCGAACACCTCGCCGGCCTCGCCGTCGATGGTCACGGGCTCATCGCCCGCAAAGGCCATCCCGCTGTCGTCGCCGCCAATCTCGACAGTGCCCGAGCCTGCGCCCGCGCGAATCTCCACGCGCACCACCGCGCCCTTCACATTGATGAATTCACCTGCGTATATCATAATTTACAATTTACAATGTTCTATGTTCAATCTATAGTTTGGTTCTTGACAGTTTCTTCTCGTTGCCGATGACGCCCACGAGTTTCCGCCCCTCGATCTCGAAGCGCACCGTGCCGCCCACGCCACCCTGCGGATGGAGCATCGAGCGGAGCTTGTCGAGCGGCGCAATCACCTCGGGATTGTTCGACGCGCCGGCGTACTCGCCCACGAGTGCCATCGTCGGGCCCGACACGATGCCGCCCTGCGCGAAGGCACCCACGCCCTTCAACTGACTGGCTGCGGAAAGTACGGCTGCCGTACCTGCCGCAATACCGGCTATCCAGTCCCAGATAGTCAGCGTCGATTCGTTGTTTTTCTTCACCATTCCAGCTATCATTGTCGCCAAAGTAGCACCAAGGCTTGCAGCGGACATCGCGACAGCCATCTCCTTCGAGCCTTCGGCCAGACTGCCCATCGAATTGGCGAGCCCACTGATGGCTCCCATCGCTTCCTCGAAACCTTTGGATTTTACTTCCATATCGATGGGCTCCAGCCCGAGCCGCTCCAATTCCGCATTGATCGAGGCGATGGCGGCCAGTGCCTCGTCCTTGCCGATGATGCCGATTTCGTAGTCCTGTTGAATCGTGCTGGCCTTCTGGCTCAGGCGGTCGTACTCGCCGCGCTTCTCTTCGGGCGACATCGCCGCTGGAATTTTCAGCACGGGGATTTTCCCCTTGATTTCGGCAACGACCTTTGCCGGGTCGAATTTGGGCGCGAACTCGACTTCAACGACGGCGGGCTTCGCATCCATTCCGATGCCGCGCTTGGCCAGTTCCTCGTCCACCTGTTTCCACCCCTCCATCTTCGGGCGGAACTCCAGTTCCAGTTTCTCGCGCTCCAAGTCGGCAATCTGCTCGTCGAGTTTCAGGCGGTCGGCGTCCACCGTCACCGCCAGACGCTTCTTCCTGAGCTTCTCCAGTTCCTGATCGATGTAGCCCAGCGAACCCTTCTCGAATGTCACCTCGACGTTATTGTTTCCGTTGCCGCCTTTGGGGTCTTTTCCACCAGTCGGTGTTGTCTTGATGCCAGTCGGTGTCGTCTTGATTTTTTTGGAAAGGTCGGCTGTCATATCTTTGGCAATATTAAAGTCTTTTTGGTTGGCTTCTTTAGCTTTGTTTAGTTTGGCCTCCTCTTCTTTCAGTGCTGCCATCTCCTTTGTGTCGCGAGTGTAAGAAACGCCTCCACCGACTTGTATTCCGAACTGGTTTGTCATAACAGCCGTTGAACCGGATTCAGTGTCCTTTCCTTCCTTGCGTAGCCGTTCTTGTTCCCTCCTGTTTTTCTCAAGGTCGAAGTCGATGTCTGCGCCCTGCGCGGCCAGCACCTTCATCTTCGCCTCGAGGCCGAGCTGCCGGCAGTAGGTTTCCGAGTTCTCGGTCAGCGTCTTGTACCACTCGGCGGCGGTCTTGTGGTAGCCGAAGGCCTCGCCGTATTTGCTGTTAAGGTCGTTCACGGCAGTCGTCGTGTCGCCCTTCGCCTTCATCAGCTCGCCGAGCTTCGCGATTTCCTTGTCCATCTCGACGCGGGCGTCGGAATAGGCCGACTTCTCGGCATCCACCTGCTGCTGCAACCGCTGCGAGGCTTCCGACACGTCGTCCATTCCGTCGGCGGCTTTCTCCGACGAGGAAAACAATTTTTCGAGAACCCACGTCAGCGCGGCTATTGCCAGGCCTACGCCCGTGGCTGCCATCAGGCCGCGAATCGCCACCTTTAGCGTCGTTGCGCCAATCGTGGCACCGCGCATCGCGGCAGTCAGGACGCGGGTCGTGGCCGCAAAGCCCAGTGTGATGGTTCGGGCCGCTCCCTGTGCGGCGGCAAGGGCGCGGGTCCCGGTGGTCAGATCCTTGATAGCCCTCAAAGCACCGGCAGCGCCGCTCGCCAAATTGGTGAAGCCAGAAGCAGCCATTCCAATCTGGGCCAATCCATTGACAAAGGGTTGCAGGTGCACCGTCGCCGCCCCAACCTGTTCTTTCAAATCTCCAAAAATATCTGCCACCGCCTTGACCTGACCAGATGGGGTCTGGCGCAATGCTTCGTTAGACCCGCCGACGGCACTCGACACCACCTCGGCCAACACCGCCACGCGCTGCTGCTCCGTACCGAACTTCAGCACCTGCTCTTGCGCCTCGTCGAACTTGTAGCCGTAGCGCGAGAGTGCGCCCACCTGTCCGTCCATCACCTTTCCGAGCATCGACGCGATGGTCTGCGCCTGCTCCTGCGTGGCATTCAGCCCATACTGCTGCGCCAGCATATCGTTCATCACGGGAATCAACGTCTGAAGGCCGTCCTTCATCGTCAGGTAGGTCGCCAGTTCTTGTGCGCCTGCCAGTTGAACTTCGTCGCCGATGACACCGAGTTGCTGCTGCGCAGCGCACAGGTCTTTAATCGACTGAATATCCTCCTCGCGTGCGTCCATCGTGTTGCGCATATTGTTGGCGAGGCGAGTTTCGGCGGCTTCCTGATCGGCGTAGGCCTGCGTGAATTGTCCGAAAGCACCGGACAATTGCTGCAGCCCAGATGCGAGGTTCTGGAACGACTGCGCCGTCTGATTGAATTCGAGCAACTTGTCGCGGAATTTCGTTGCGCCGCTCTTGGCCTTCTCGAACTCGTCGGCCAATTTGCTTACATCGGTTTTTGCCTCGACAATTTTTTCCTTTCCATCGACGAGTAATTTGATGTTGAATGTTACTTGGCTCATTTTTTTTGAAAAATATTTGGTACTTTAAAAAAATATTCGTATCTTTGCGGTATGAAAGGAATCAGAAAAACTATAGCAGTCTGTTCCAGCCTCATTTTCTGGGCTTCTCTGGTGGTGCTGACTATCAGTTCCCTTTGTTATACGGCGAAGTATTCCGCACACTTCCAGATGGGCTCTATGATTATAGCAATCGTCGCATTTGCTGTCTTGTTTCTGGTCGGTGGTATTCGCAGCAACGAAGAATATTTGGAATACCTTGAAGAGCGTAAGAAGAGAAGCCAAAGCCGCCGCTAACTCCCGACACTTTTCACCAGTTCCGCAAACCTTTTCTTCTGCTCCTCCGCGCTCATCGGCGGCGGTGGTTCTTCGCCTTTCTTTTTCCTCCTTCCTCGCTCCTCGTTCCGCGGGTCGTCCCACGGCAGCGCGAACAGTTTCTGCGGTGTGAGTTTGTTTTTCACGTGCGGCTGTATGGTGACGGCGGCCAACAGCCGCATCCGCTCCCAAGCGTCGCGCGTGGCGAACTCTTGTTCCTCGCGGTAGGCCCTGCACGTGGCGGCGAACTCCGCAGGGCTCAGGGCGCACCAGTCGGCAAAAGACAAACCGAGGCACCCGAGGCCGAAGCCCAAGAGTGCCTCAATTGCCTCTACTTTTTTTTTCCGCCGCCGCTGTCGTCGGCATCGCCGGAATCGTTCAACGCCTGGAACACCGTCTCGGCGGTGGCCACGTCGATGGAATCGGCGAAGTCGTCGAGCGACAGCTGGAAGTCCACCCCGTCGGCGCGGCACGAGCTTTTCACGCAGCACCACACGAAGGTAATCAGGTCGCTCAGCGCGCCGTCTTCGATGGCCGTGGCCTCGTGGCCGGTCTCGCGCTTGAAGAGAAGCATTGCCCCCATCGTCACGCGACAGGGGTAGTGCTTTCCGTTGATGTTCAATTCAACCTTTTTCATGCCAATTGTAAATTGTTAATTGTCAATTGTCAATTACCCCTGCGGCGTTTCCTTGCCGGGATAGACGTCGGGTTCGCCGTCGTTCTCCAGCGAGATGCTGTAGGTGGCGTCGTCCTGTGCTGGGTTGGTCTCCTCCATCGATGCGATGATGAACTTTCCCTCGACGTAGGGGTTCTGTCCGTTGGCGTTGCCGTTCTCGGTGCGCTTGAAGGCCTTCACCACGACGCTCGCGCCCTGTCCCCACTTCGGGGCCACCTGCTCGAAGCCGTTCTCCTCTTCGTTGTAGAAGCGCAGTCCGTCGGCCTTGATCGACATCGACAGGCCCGTCACGCCCTTCTGCTTCCACTTGCCGGCGGAAATGCCGACATTCGCAGCCGGCTTCACGGCGCGGTCCTTCGTCTCGGAATTGAACGTCAGCGTGTGCGACGTACAATGGCCGACGGCCTTGCCATCAACCATCAGCAGCAAGTCACTGCCATTGATATAACCTTGTTCCATAGCTGTTAATCGTTAATTGTTAATTGTAAATTGTTAATTCTTAATTCCTTTCAGGAAGATGCCCGCGAAAATACCAATCGCAAGCCATTTAATCGCCGTTAGAACGCCGTTCGAGGGCGGTTCGCGAATGTCCTGCCCGTGGCTCACGCTCTGGCCCTGCAACCACGTCACCCGACTTCTCAGGCTGGCAATCGTCCGCTCGTATTCCTCGCAGACCAGTTGCAGCGAGTCGCACGTGGCCTCGACCACAATCACTTTCTCGCCCGACGGGTCGGGACGGGTCGTGACCGTCACCCTCGCCTGTCCGCTCTTCTCGGTATAGATGGCGCCTGCCGGCAGCCGCCAGAGCGAGTCAGCCGACAGCGTCAGGCTTGCTTGCGACGCCGCCACGCTCACGCCCCGACGGTGGATTTCCGTCACGGCGAGCGTGCTGTCCGCGCCTCTGTACTCCCGAACTTCTTGACTCCTGAACTCCTGATGGGTTCTTTTCGTCGCGCAGCTGGTCGAGCACAGGGCAATCGTCGTGATAGCGGCAGCTGTTAGCCGCGTCAATCGCTTTGCGAAGGCGCACGACCTCGCGCTTGAACGAGGATAGTTCTCTGCGTGTTTCATTGAGTTCCTGTTTTAGCGGTTCGACGATGTTCTCGACGAGGATACGCGTGGCGTTCTCGGTGTTGGTGATTTTCACCGCGTCGGCGTCGGCGTGGGCCTGCTCGGCCTTGCCCTGCGCCTCCTTGCGCACGGCTCCCAGCGTCACGATGCTGCTGAGTGCCGCAATCGCGCTGCCGCCGAATATCCAAGTCAGAATCTCGCTCATCTCGCTGTAAATTGTAAATTGTCAATTGTGAATGACCTGCCTGCGGTTCGCGCCTGGCACGTGCGAAACGTGAATCCAGTCGTAGCCGTGCTCGTCGATGAGTTGGTCGAAGGGCAGCCGCAGCTGCTGTATCAGGTTGAACAGTCGGCGGTTCTCGGCCACGGTGTCGCCCACCGAGCGGATGTCGGCGGCGCAGCCGGTCAGGTGCTGGCTGTTCTTGACACCCCCGACGGCGCGGTTGAGCTTCTCCGAGCGGTAGCCGCTGGTCACCACGATGGGCTTGCCGTAGGCTTCGCGCAGCGGGTCGAGTACGTTCGAGGCGAGAGCCGTCAGGTTCGCACGCACTTGGGCGTTCGGCGTATTGTCAATACCCTGTCTCACGGCGGTGGCGCTCGCCGTCAGCTCTCGCATCGTGAAGTACTTCATTTCTTCGAGCCTTTTTTAGAGGTTCCAGACTTCGGGGCCTTCGCCACCGGTTTCTCTTCCTCGGCAGGTGCTTCTGCCGTTTCGGGTTCCTCCGCCGTCACTTCGGGAGCTTCCTCGACAGGTGCATCGGCCTTTTCGGGAGTTTCCTCAACAGGTTCTTCGACCTTTTCGGGCTCTTTGGCGGTTTTCTGCGAGGTTTTCTTGACGGCCTCACACAGACCGCGCTGAATCAAGTCCTTGCAGCGGTCGTCGTCGACGAACTGCACGACATCGCCCGGCTTGTAAACCTTCGCCGCGTCGTATTTGTCGCGGAATACATTCAATACTTTCAGTGTCATAGTCTTATCCGTTTTGTACGCCGCTGTAGATCACCACGCCTGCGTCCTGTTTCTTCGGCATGGCAATGAACATGTGGCGGAAGTTGATTTTGTTGCGCTGGTATTCGGGGTCGGTAGTGGCCTCGCTGTAGTACATCTTCGTCGAGCCGGTGGCCTTGAACACACGCGGCACGTAGAAGGCAAACGAACATTGGAACTCGCCCGTCTCGGCGACGGCATCGACTTCCTTCTTTTCGCCGGCGGCGGTGTAGAGCGGGTTCGCGCCGAACTCGTAGATGTCGAAGCCGTAGAGTCGGCCAACGGTGCCGTTGTTGCGGTCGATGTTGTACTGCTCCTTGAACTTCTGGTCGGCCTCGAGCAGGTCGTTCACATGGTCGGAGCAGAGCACCAGGCGGCGGTTCTCGGCAGGCACCTTCAGCTTGTCCATGGCGCGCTTCGCAGCCAGCAGGTCGGCCACGGTCAGCTTCTTGCGACCCGTCTCGGCGTCCACCTCGCCGGTCGTAGCCAGCACAGGCGTTTTCTCGTCGTTCGACTGGGCGCACATCGCGTGGGCGGCCTTCTTGAACTTCGCGTCGTTGAGGGCGTTGCCGTGGCTCTCTTTCACGCGCAGCATCTTGTCGTAGGAAACGGCGTAGAGCTCGTCGTCGGTCACGGGCGTCACCTTCGTCTGGAACTTGTCGAGGCTGATGGCGATGTCCTGGTCGTCGAGGGCTTGCAGCGGAATCGGGTAAGTCGTATTGTTCACAAGCACATCGGGATCGACACCCACGTCCACCAAGTGGATCACGTCGTTATCGACAATCGACGAACTGTCGGGGATGCCGTCGAGCCACGTGGCCTCCATCAGCCCGCGCAGCTTCTTGACGAGCTCGCCCGTCCAAATCTCAGTATAGACACCGGCGCCGAGGCTACCAGTGGGGATCACGTTGCCGAACACGACGGCAACGGCATTCATCACGGCTGCACCCGCCATCGGGTCAGCACCGAGGGCAGCAGCCATCGTGCCGCCCATCAAGCAGTTCAACAGAACCGCGAAAACAATTCTAATCATAATTCTCAATTCTTAATTGTTAATTGTCATTTGGAATAGTCCATACCGTACTCCGCCTTGTACAACTTCTTGTACAGCGCGGGATCGTTCTCCTTCAGTTCGGCCAACTCGCTGGCGGGCACGTCAGAGAGCTTCTTGTACTCCTGGCCGCCGTCGCCCGGCTTGACGAACGTGCTCAACTTCACCTGCGGCGACATCGCGGCAAGTGTCTCCTTCAGCGACTCCACGCCGACCATTTTCCCGAGCTCGATAAAATGGTCGCGCTTCTCCGCGCCGAACTTCTGTTCCTTCACAGCGCCGTCCACCATCGCCTCGATACGCGACAGCAACAGCGCATCCTTCTCTTTCTTGAGGGTTTCCACCTCCGCCTCGTGTGCCTTCAGCTCCGCAATCTTCTTCTCGACGGCGGACTCGTCGGCATCCTCGGACAAGCCCAGTTGCAGGGCCAACTTCTTCAAATCCATTTCTTTTTTGTTTTTAGGGTTACTACTAATATCGCGAAGCAACGGCATCGCCGTCACCTTCGAGAACATACCTGTGGGATGCTCGCCGTGGCGGTAGTCCTGGCGGCGCAGCACAATCGCGTCGTCGTTGGCGCCAATATCGACCAGCGACACCTCGAACAGCTTGCTCTTCGTAATCGTCGGCGAGGTCTGGCCCTGCACCAAGAACTGCGGGTCCTCGCTCGTGTCGAGGATGTCGATGCCCACGCTCACCATCTTCAGCGAGCCGAACTCCCACTGCTTCTTGCACTGGCGGCTCAACTCCGTGGCCTCGTCGAACATCAGCTCGCCCGTCACCTCGTCGCCCTCGACGCGCAGGTCCTTCACATATCCTATTACCTGCCCGCGCTCGTGCATGTAGAGCAGCACGGGGTTGCGGTTGTACTGTTCCACGTCCATGCCGCTCGTCAGCACGCGCGTCCCGTAGCTGTTCAGACGCTCATTTGTGATTCTTACTCGTTTCGTCATTGTCAGTTTTAATTGTTAATTGTGAATCGTAAAACGTTTTGTTTTTGCGGATGCAAAAACTGCGTCCGCGAATTTTATAGTGCAAAGTTCGCCACTTCGCCGCATCCGTCAAAATATCTCTGCAACCCTTGCACAATATTATGCAACCCTTTCATGGAAACTTTCAAAAACCGCCCGAAATCCCCAACTTTGCACCCAAATCACGGGAAAGATGCGCCACCGCGCCCATCGACCCCACCAAACCCATTCATCCCATCAATATGAAAAAAGAGATTGAAACAAAGAAAACACTCGCCCGCTCGCTCTACCTGTCGGGCATGGAACTCGGCGAGATTGCCGACCAAGTGGGCATCAGCCGCCAGTCCGTCTCACGATGGTGCGCCGACGGCGGATGGAAGGAGGCACGTGCGGCCAAGAACATCTCGCGTCCCGAACTGGTCAACAAGCTGCTGCTCGCCATCGACAACCTCATCGCGCAGGTGAACGCCTCGGGCGACCCAGAGGCCATCGGCACGCTCGCCGACAAGCTCTCGAAACTCTCGGCCACCATCGAGAAACTCGACAAAAAGGCCAACGTAGTAGATGCCATCGAGGTGTTCATGGCCTTCAACCGCTGGATCCAGGACCGCGCGTCCTACGACCCCGACATCACGCCGGAACTCGTCAAGGCCATCAACAAGTACCAGAACCAGTTCCTCATGGAAAAGATGAGCACGCCATCCACCCTCTAACCCACCAGCCCCATGACCATCAGCGAGCTAAAGAGAGTACAGGAAGAGTGGCGCGAGCACTGCCGGCAGATCCAAAGCCTGACCGACACCGACTCCCTCGCACGCGAGAACGCCACGCAGAAGGAGCAGCGCATCCGCCGGCTCCTGAAAGACTATGCCGCCTTCTGCGAATACTACTTCCCGCACTTTCTGCAACTTCGCGACAAAGCGACAGGCGAGGTCGTCAGAACCATCTACAACGCGCCGTTCCACAACGCCGCCGCCAAGAAGGTCAAGGAGTCGCCTAATCTCAAAGCCGTATTCAAATGGCCGCGCGGCCATGCCAAATCCACCCATTTCGACATTTTCATCCCTCTCTGGCTCATGTTCCAGAAAGGCCGCCTGCTCAACTTCATGGTCGTCGTCGGCAAGTCCGAGGATTCGGCCACGAGGCTCCTCGGCGACATTCAGGCCGAGCTCCAGTACAACAAGCGCATCATTGCCGACTACGGCAGCCAGATGTCGCTCGGAAACTGGACAGACGGCGAATTCACAACCAAGCAGGGCATCTACTTCCTCGCTTGCGGACGAGGCCAGTCGCCACGCGGACTCAGAAAACGCGAATCGCGACCCGACTACATCGTCATCGACGACCTCGACGACGACGAGCTCTGCCGCAACGAGCGACGAGTTCGGGAACTGACCGACTGGGTGAAAGAGGCACTCTTCGGCGCACTCGACGTCGGACGCGGACGCTTCATCATGGTCGGCAACCTCATCAGCAAAACCTCCGTACTTGCCAACATCTGCGCCACGAAGGGCGTACACGTGTCGGAAGTAAAGGCGGTCGATGCCGAGGGAAACCCCACGTGGGCCGAGAAGTGGACGAAGCAGGAGGCGCGGGCATACGCCGACTTCGTGGGCTTCCGCGCGTGGAACAAGGAAATGATGCACAACCCCGTCACCGAGGGCACCGTGTTCCGTCAGGAGTGGATTCGGTGGGCAAAACGCCCGGCGTGGAAGGAGTTCGACGAATTAGTGCTCTACATCGACCCGTCGTGGAAATCAAAGAAAAGCGACGACTACAAGGCCGCGAAGCTCTGGGGCAAGACGCGCGACAACCGCCTCTTCCACCTCCGCGCATTCGTCCGCAAGGCATCCGTCGCCGAAATGGTGCGCTGGTGCTACGACCTCTACGAGTGGAGCAACGACGAGGGCATTGCCGTGCGCTTCCTCATGGAAGCATCCTTCATGCAAGACATCATTCTCGACGACTTCACCCTTGAGGGAAACCTGCGCGGCTATCAGCTGCCCATCACGGGCGACACGCGAAAGAAGCCCGACAAATTCCAGCGCGTCGAAGCCATCAGCCCGCTTTGGGAACGCGGATTCGTATTTTACGACATCTCCCAGAAAAACGACCCCGACATGCTCGCCGGACTCGACCAAACATTAGCCTTCGAGAAAGGGATGCGCACCAACGACGACGCACCCGACGCCGACGAGGGAGCCATCTGGCAGCTGCAGCGTGCCACACGGCAGCAGCAGTACCAGCCGCGCTTCGGTCGCCGCCCGTCACCCAAAAACATCTGGTAAGAACAACCCATCACCCCCATAAACCCCACAAATCCCATGACCCCCACAAACTACATCAGCGACAACGACTATAAGGTAGTCATCGGCGAACACGCGCTCCGCGTCGTCTCGCAGGTCGATGGAACCGTCCGCACCTCGGCAGAGCGGCAGGCCATCGAGGAAATATCCTCGTATCTGCGGCCCAAGTACGACACCACCGCCATTTTCAGCGCACAACACCCACATCGCAACTCCCTCATCGTCATGTACACCTGCGACATCGCGCTCTACCACATGACGGCAAGCCTCCCACAGAAAATGGGCATGGAAATCCGAAAGGAGCGCTACGAGCGTGCCATCAAGTGGCTCGAAGGTGTGCAGGCAGGAAAAATAGTCCCGGATCTGCCACTCGCCACCGACGAGGAAGGCAACCCGACGGGCATTCCATTCATCTACGGCTCACAGCCGCCACTCAAACACAACTGGTAAGACAATTTACAAAATACAATATGGTAAAGCGAAAGATACAACACCCGGCACCCAACACCCAACACCTCAAAAAGGGTGACCTCCGCAAAATCGTGGCCGAACTCCAACGCACCACCGAGTCGCTCACGCGGAAAGACCTCGGCGACTGGCGGCAGGCGTGGCAGCGCGCCGTCAACGTCGAAAACCCCAACCGCGCACCCCTCTACGACATCTACCGCGACGTCAGCATCGACCTCCACCTGTCCGGCTGCATCCAGCAGCGCACAGGCTTCGTCATGGCGCGGTCGTTCAAGCTCGTCGATGCCGACGGAGAGGAAAACGCCGACGCGCTCAAGCTCCTCGACGCAGAGTGGTTCAAGAACCTGCTGCGCCACGCCCTCGACGCAAACTACTGGGGACACTCACTCGTCGAAATCGACTGGAACACGGCCGCAACGCCGAGCGTCGCACTCATCCCACGCAAGCACGTCGTGCCCGAACACCACCGCGTCGTCCGCGAAGTAGGCGACGACTGGCAGCGAGGCATCGACTACCACCAACCACCCTTCGCCGACAACCTCATCGAGGTAGGACAGCCCGACAACCTCGGACTCTACCTCAAGGCAGCCACACAGACCATCCCCAAGAAAAACGCGATGGCCTTCTGGGACACCTTCGCCGAAATCTTCGGAATGCCCATGCGCATCGCACGCACCACCAGCCGCGACGACAAGGAATACCGCCGACTCGAAAAGATGATGCAGGAAGCCGGAACCGCCGGCTACATGGTCGCACAGATGGGAACCGAGGTCGAAATCAAGGAAACCACCAAGGGCGACGCATTCAACGTCTATGACCGCCGCATCGAACGCGCCAACTCCGAACTCTCGAAACTCGTCATCGGACAGACCATGACCCTCGAAGACGGCAGCAGCCTCTCGCAGTCGGAAACCCACCTCGAAGTGTTCCAGAACATCATCGAGGCCGACTGCGACATGCTCCGCGACATGATTAACGACCAGCTCCTCCCCAAGATGGCCAAGCGCGGATTCCCCGTCGAGGGCCTCACCTTCGAGTGGGACTACTCCACCGACTACACACCCGAGCAGCAGCGCTCCTACGAGGAACTCATCCTCAACAACTACGAGGTGGCCCCCGAATACTTCGCCGAGAAATACAACATGCCCGTCGGGCCGCGCCGAAATGCGCTGCCAGAGGAGTTGGAAAACGCCAAAGAAGAAACCATTGACCGTTTTTTCGCCTGAGCCCCAGCCTGTCACTGGGGCAGTACAACCTGTTCCACCAAGCCGTCGGACAACTCTACGACCATCACGAGCCGCTACTGCTTGCCCATGAAACGGACATAGGAGAGAGCGTCATGGCCGCCTTTCGCGATGCCGTCAGAAAACTCCACGAAAAGGGGACGTTCCAAGCCGACATTCTCGCCACAAAGGAAGGCAAGAAACTCCTCAGCGAAACCGCGAACACCTACATTGATGCCATCGGAAGCTCCATCACCCACGAAACGCCGGGCGAAATCAAATACGCACTCGAACACAACGCATTCCAGTTTTCCGGCTTCAAGTCCTACCACTCGCTGCGCGAGGCAGGCTTGTACCTCACTAACGAAGACGGAACTATAAAGCCATTCGAACAGTTTTTGAACGACGTTAAAAAGGTAAACGAACAATACAACCGCAACTACCTCCGCGCCGAGTACAACCATGCCGTCGCGTCAGCGCAAATGGCCTACAAATGGAACGATATCAAGGCCGACGGCGACGACTACAACCTCCAATACCGCACAGCAGGCGACGATAGAGTCCGACCCGAACACGCCGCACTCCACGGCATAACCCTGCCGCCCAGCGACCCCTTCTGGAAAGAGTACTATCCGCCAAACTCGTGGAATTGCCGGTGCCAAGCCGTGCAAGTGAACAAGGACAAATACCCCGAAACCGACAGAAGGGAAGTGGAAAGGAAGTCACAAGGGGTATTCGACAATGGGAAATCCGACAGAATCTTCAGGAACAACGTCGGTGAAACCCTCGAAATCTTCCCCAAGAAGCACCCCTACTACAAAACAGCACCCGAAGACAAAGAGATTGTCGAAAAAACAGCGCAACGGGCAGAAACCAAACACATCAAGGAACTTGCAAGGAAAACCGTGCAGGGGACAACACTGACTCACCCGAAATTCAAGGGCGACATAAAAGTCTCACGAAACAGTATCGATGAGTGGACCAACCAACCGCACGTACACTACGCAGAAAAAAACAGAATGATTCTTTATATCGGTGAAATCCTCAAAAAATCAACCTACATTGGTTACAAAAAAGATAATAGCGGGAAACCGGGAACAAAATATGTACACATTTTCGAGACCTCAATACTGGGGGATAAAACGTGGATTGTCGTTAAAGAATATCAAGATGGAAACATCATTCTTTATAGCATATCCGATAGTCCGAACATCCTAAAGGGTATAGAAAGAAAATAGCCCCAAATCACGGCTGGAAATACAATCCAGCATAGACAAGGAACTATTTCTGACTGCAAAGATACAACAATAATTTGAACCACCAAAAAAAAACGAGAAAAAAAATATAAAAAAATGGCAAATTCACAGACGGGATACGAAAAAAAACGCGAAAGGCTGGCCAGAAGCCAGGGCACTTTCGAACGGTTCGAGGCCGAGGAAAGCCTGGAAATAGTCATCTTCGGGAAGGGCGATATGCGCGGAATCCTTGAAATAAGAGAAACGGCTATGCTGTGGGAAGCCTACGCCGATGCCGACTTCACGCAGCACCTCGACTGGAACGCGCCCGAATGCTATCCGCAGTTTACCAGAAGCCGGCAGAAGATGAGTCCGCTCTGGTTCACGGCGATGCTCATCGAGGACGGGTGGTCGCCCGTCGAAAAAAAATAAAAAAAAATCGCTCAGCGGAGCGAGTTATTCAAATATCAACCTAAAATACGGTGCGAAAAGGCGCATCGGGCGGTGAGAAACCGCGGTGTATAGCTATCAATCGGAACGGAAATCTGTGCGAGGTTAGTCCAGAGGCTTTAGGGCGATACGCGAATAATAGCAAATGCTTAAAAATTTTCCACGAAAATTCAGGCGGGGTCGCCTGCGAAGGTCACGCCCCGCCATTTGTCAAACCACCAAAAAACGAGAAAAAAATGAACATCATCCAAAAAATCATCTTCAGTTGGCGCTACCGCCGCGCGGTCAGCAACGCCGAAAAGCTCCACCGCAGCACCAAGCGCAAGTATTTCGTCATCCTGCTCGGCGGAAAGCCCGTCGCAGTGTCGAAACGGAAAGTGAGAACCCTCGTCGCCACGCGCAAGTTCCGAAAGGGCGTCACCGTGGCCGACATCGAAAAAAGGGCACTCTACACAACCTCCTAACACCCATCACCCAACACCCAAAAGACAACTATGATCTGCAAATGCGAAACCCTCAACATCACCGAGAAGAACGACGAACAAATCCTCGTCACCGTGATGCGCGGCTTCGAACAGAAAGCCAGTGAAAACGAATCGGAAGGCACACCCCAGCCCTTCCCAGTAGAAATCTCCACCGACATCGACGTGAAGCTCACCACGCCGCGAGCACAGCGGCTGCCCATCGACTTCACCGTAGGCGACGAGGGCAGAATCCTCATCGACCTCAAGCCCGACCGCGTCAAGACCGGCACCACCTACGGCATCGAAGTCACAGGCGTCGTCAACGGGTCGAGGTGGTGCGCCATCGGCGACTCGGTCATCCGCATCACCCGAACCACCGAGCGCGGACCCAAGCAGGTGAAAGTCGATTCCGACCCCTACGAAGTGACCCTCTGGGCAGGCTACGTCGGCGACGTAGTGCCCCGACACCTCCGCGACCTCGACGGCTACGCCGCACTGACGCAACTGCTCGACGCAATGGGCGAGACCCTCGGCAAAAAGGCCGACGCCGAAGACGTCACCAACGCCCTGAAAAATATCATCGACCGCTTCAAGGAATATGTCCCCACCAGCGACAAAGGCAAGGCAGGTGGCGTGCCCACGCTGGGCGCGGATGGCAAGGTGCCCATCGCCCAACTGCTGACAGAAGGCAACGGCGGCCTTGTGCTGCGGTCGCTGCTCGGTGCCATCAACGGCGTGGCCACGCTCGACGGAGGCCGCCTCGTGTGGGACGACCAGTTGCGAATGGGATGGCGCGGCTACTACACCGGCGACATCGACGCGACGAACATCACGCCCGGCATCTGGGGCATCGACAACCGCTCGCTGGGCGCGGCCATCCTCGGCGACGAACTGGCACACGGCATCCTCGTGCAGTTCTGCGACACCCAGCATCGCAACTACCGAACGCAGCTGCTGCTCGTCGGGCGCAACGCGCAGTCGCCCAACGGCGACGCCCTGGAAATCTACGCACGCCGCTACCTGCCCGGAAAGAGCGGATGGGGCGAGTGGTACTCGTCGGCAAAAACGGAATACACCCTCACCAAGACGGGCTCAAACATCGAACTCAAGAAAAACGGAACTGTCGTTGGCAGGGTCGCCGACGCGAACACAACCTACTCGACGATGTCGCAGGCCGAGGCCGAAGCAGGCACCGCCACCAGCGCACGCACAATGTCGGCAAAAATCCTCAAGGCCGCTATCGAGAAGCACACCGAGGACAAACCATCTACTCAAATCATGAACCAAGCGATTCAGCATGCAATGGAGTCGCTGGACACATCAAATCTTACGGAAATAACCCATGGGGAACTGGTTCTGCTCCGCAATGCCGGTGGGTTGGTACCGGGAAGAAATTACCGCATCACTGACTTCGTCACGATAACCAACAGTGCTGGCTCAACGGCCTCGATTCCTTTCACGTCGGATTTGAATCCTTTCGACCTCATCGTCACGGCAACATCGGCTTCAACCCTCTCAGAAGATGCAAGAGTCATCCAGCACGAAGGCAATACGTATTTCAAAAACTGCAACCTGTCAGCGTGGCAAATCAAGTATTCTCTTGACAACGATGTGCAGCGGTTCTCATGGGCATCGACGGAATCTGGAAAGGGTGTCATCTATTGGATGCGCGACGAATTCGGCAACGAGGCTCCGTATGATTTCAAAAACATACTGTTCAAACGGAAAGTAAACACCACGGGACATTCGTCTGCAACAGGTGAGGATGGGTGGTGTTTCACTTTCAACTATTTCGACCAACTGTCTCCTGTACAAGTAGTGCATAACGGCCACGACATAGTAGAGCATAACGGCCACGACATGACGGTACGCGCTGCAGGCGACGACGGCATCAGATGCTTCGGAAACAAAGTTCAGGCATTTTGCAACTATTCGCAGAAAGGGCAGGCCACACACGCGTTGCCTAATATCGTGCTGCTCAATGCATCGGGCTACCAAGTCCCTGTCTGTGCGAACAACATCTTCGGTGTGAACTGCCGAACAATCACACTCAACCCACAAAGTAAGGACAACGTGTTCGGTGGCGAGTGCCAGCAAATCGAACTGGGGGCATACGCCAGACACAACGTGATTGGGAACTACTGCTGCTATATCGCCGGAGGCTACGCCCTTTACTATAATAATATTGGTGCCGGCTGCTGGAATATCGACATTGGCGAATATGCAAGACAACTGACATTCCACAGCAGCGTCCTTTATGCTTCGACACCGGCAGGCACATCAAGTAGTTATGTCAAGAACTGCGAGGTGATGGGAGGCTCCTACGGAAACTCTTCGGAAAAGGGGGCGATACCGTTTGCCGCTGGCGCCGACTACCCGCAAGTGGCGTACAAGGCTCAGGATGGGAGTATTAAGGTCGCAGATGCAAGTTCCGAAAGTGCTATGCCGCTGACGCGGGTCGTGGACAAATACACCACGGAAGGGCTACTCAATCCTGACAATTGCACGGAAAGTGGTGTCTATGAGAATGTAGAATTCCCGGGTTTTTTCAGTGATGTTTCACAAGGAATCGAGCATTTATATGGAAAGCCCTGTTCCCTTTTTGTCTCTGAAATATCCAGCGATGATAACGAAGAGTCAGTACAGTTCTTTTATAGAAATGTAATGCACTACGGAACAGCCTATTATAAAACCCTGATTCAAGTGGCATTTTGCGATTCTTGTATCGCTGTCAGAAAGTATAAATTCCTTGTAAGTTGTAGCAATAGTAACGTAATTCCGCCTGTGAGTTTTCACCCTTGGAGGTCAATCCCATCATTCGGCCTCCTTGACAACTACGCCCTGAAATCCGACACCCTCGACCGCTACAAGGTCGGCGAGGAAGTCCGCGTAGGCGAGTGGGAGGAAAACGGCGTAACCTACGACCTCTACAGAAAGGTCGTCAGCTTCGGCGAACTGCCCAACGCCGCGCAGAAGACCGTCGCCCACGGCATCGCCGACAAGGTGAAGTTCACCCGCGTCACGGCGATGGCATCCAACGGTTTTCCAATTCCGTTTGTGACGCAGGACGCAAGCAAGGCCATCTACATCGCCCTCGGCAATAACCAAATCACCATCAACACCCATGCCACCGACCGAAGCGCACTCACCGCCGACGTCACCATCGAGTTCACGCGAGCGAAACCATCCACCACCTAACACCCCACGAGACAATGCGAACACAACTCTACAACGCCATCACAGCAGCCGTCGCCGCCATCACCGACGACGACGGCTGCCCCGTCGTCCGCCACATCGACCTGTGGAACCACAACGTCGAGTTCATCGAGCAGGAAGACAACTGGCAGCGACCCGCCGTATTCATCGAGTTTCACCCCATCCAGTGGCGGCAGCTCAAGCCCGGCAACCAATACCACGCCACGGCGCAGTTCTCGCTCCACGTCGTCACCGATTGGACAGGACCAACCGCCAACGGAAGCCCACACCGCCAAGAATGCCTCGAAGCCTTCCAGCTGCTCGACCGAATCCACGCCGCACTCCACCGCCTGCGCGGACAGAACTTCAGCCACACCGACCTCGTCGAGAGCCAGACCAACCACAACCACGACGAACTCGTCGAGAACATCGAAACCTACCAATACAAAGGATGGAAGAAACTCTCAGAAAAATAGTCAAGCGAATCGCCATCGACCTCGGCGACGAGTTCGACCGCAACTTCGAGCGGCAGAAATTCTTCACCGAGCCCTGGCAGCGGCGCAAGAGCCCCGTCCGAAGCGAGGGCCGCGCCATCCTCACCGACACGAGCCAACTGCGCCG